TTACATTTCATTTCTCACTCCTTTAGCCGCTCGATGGCGGCGGCAATTTCCTCGGACGCTACGTTTGAACAGTCTTGGCAAATGTCATCGGCGGATATCCGCCAATTCCACTCTCTCGCCACCTTCGCGGCGGCGTCGAGGTAGTGGGTCTTCGCAGCGTTCCATGCGGCTTGTGCTGCCTGATATGCTTCATTTGAAGGAGATTTGTCGTAAGTGTCATGCCACTCGTCAAACTTGCTCATCGCTCCACCTCCGCGCTGAGATACTCGGCAACCTCCCGGGCGGACCCGGTAGCGCGGAAAGAGCGACGGGTCGAGCCCAGCCGGCGCACGCCGTAGATCGGGGAGCCGTTGCCCTTCGCCCCGGAATACTGGAGAAGCTCAACAGAGTAGCCGGCCCGGCGGGCAAGCTCCTCGATGACCCGGATGGTCACCTTGCTGACGCCGAGGTCACGCTGAATTTCGGAAATCAGATTACGAGTCACAGGACACCTCCCAGCAGAGCGTTAAAGGTCGCCTCGGCACGAGCCGTGCGGGCCCGGCGCTCGATGGAGCGCTTCGTCACCAGCACCCGGCGAGGCGTCACGGTGCCGCAGCAGCGGCAGTCGAGAGGGGTGATCATCTTTCCCCCATGTTGTCAGCGATCATCATCAGCACGTTGGCTTCATCGGTACACTCGGCCACCAGCCGGCGAATGTCGCCAGAGCCGAGCCGCATCAGCGCGATCTCCGCGTCCACCTCCCGGCGCTCTTCGTGCAGCTTGTCAACCAAGTCGTCAAACGTCATCTGCGCCCAATCCCCCTTAGCGGCGTTGCGCGGCGCGTTGAGGGTGGACAGCATACGGTAGGCAAAGTCGGTGACAGCGGCGAAGCCTCTCATTTTTCAGCCTTCATCCGCTCAATAGCGGAGATAAGGTGTTCGCATGTGAAGTTGTACGTGCTCGCATCTGCTGTTTTTGCTACGGTAAACTTTTTCCCTCTCACCATCTCCGCAGCAGCATCAAGTGCCGCGTTCCATACTTCCTGTGCGTCATCATGCGCCAAACAGCTATAATCACAGCACGACTTGTTGCCGAACCACCAATTGTCAAAATCCATCATCTCTCCCCCTTATGCTCGGCAGCGTGGCAGTCGCGGCAGAGCGTTATCAAATCCGTGTGAGGATGCAGAAGGTAGCGCCTGACGTGTGCCACCAGCAGATCAAGCCGCGCCTTTTCGATGTGGTGAACTTCGACGTGAAACCCCTCGCCGCAGCAGGTACACTTGCGACCGTCGCGCTTCAATGCCTCCTGGCGCTCGCGAGAGTACATCCAGAGCCTCCGAAGCTGCGAAGTGATAGCGGAGTCAGGGGTAACAGGCTTGCGCCGCCTCACGGTCTTTTTTGTGCGTTTTTGAATTGTCACACCGCCACCTCGTCCCGCTGCGTCATCACCCGACCACGTAACTGGATGCGCCGCGCCTTCTCCCATGCGTCAATGACAATCTCTCCATTCGGCCCAGGCAGGCCGGGATACCGGCGCTCAACGTCTGCCATCAACTCGGCCCGGCGCTCTTCGGTGTAGCCGCCCAAGGCGATGCGGCACATCTCGCGGATGAACGGATCAGGGCCAGCGGCCCCACGCAGCACGACGTTGGTATGCTGCGCCTCTTCGCGGCGGCGCTGCTCGGCCTCGCGCTCAATCTCGTCGGAAATTTTCGACGCTATCTTGCGGCCCTCTTCAACGATCAAGTCGCGAACCCTGGCGAGAGTAGGACGGCTGTTAAACTCAATGCGGATACGCCGATACGCCCCACGCATGGCATCGTCGCTGAAGTCGCGCACATCAGGCCAAATGTCATCGGCTGCGTTGAGCGGGTAGGTGCCGCTGTTGAATAGCGACTCGATTGCAACAACGCCCTTGCTAAACACCTCGGCAGTCATGCTTCCCCCTTCAGCCACTTTTCGGCCTCTTGAGCCTGGGCGTGCTTTTTGTTCTGCTCGGCCATGTCCTTGCGGTGCCAGTTGAGGATGGTGGCGTAGTGACTGCCATATTTCTTGCGGGGATGTTGTGCTAGATAGCAACTCAGAGACTCGATATATTGGCCGGATGATCCGTTTAATTTTTCAACGAGGGATGCGTGTTCATCTTCAGTTAACTTCACATTTTCAAAACTCCCAAAAGCTCGCGCGCGTTTCTTTCCCTCTTTCTCTTTCTCTTCCTCTGTCTCTCTCTCTCCCTCTCTCTCTAGAGGATCATCTTGATATCGCTTTGATATCATGTTGATATCATCTTGTAATATCCAGTGAGAGAGTTTGCTAAGCGATTGTTTTACTTGATGTTCTGATGCACGCAACCGAAAAGCTATGGTTTTTATGTCGGGCAGGTTGCCCATTTCCTCGCTGGCGATCAGCCAGAGCATAACAAGATGCTTCGACGCCGTTGGTTCAAGATCGAACCATTCAACATCGTCTAAAATGTCCCTGTAAAGTTTTATCCAAGGTGGCTTGCGATTATTGAAATGCTGAAACTTCTTCCAGTCTTTAATCTTCATAGCGCCCCGCCAAAATAAGAAAGCCCCCGGCAGAGGTGATGCCGCACCTTCCACCGAGAGCCTTCAGGGCCAAAGCCCATCTCTTCATCGCATAGCAAGCGGCATCTTGCATAGCGGTTATGTCGAGGTGATTGTAGTAAATTTGCGGCATGCTGTCAATTGTCAGGATCATTATTAAACAAAGTGTCTTGTTCCATCCGGTGATGCTTAATGGCTACTTCCATGTTCTTAACGGCCTGCCGGTAGTAGGACGGCTTTAACTCAAAACCAACACCTTTGCGCCCAAGCGTCACGGCAGAATAAACCTCGCTACCAACCCCCATGAATGGAGTTAAAACGACCTCTCCTGGATTTGATCTCATAACGATGCAGCGTTCGATAACGTCAAGTTGAAGCGGGTGGACATGCTTTTCATCTTCGCTATCCCGCCCACCACGGAAGGGGAGAACGCGGTTAATTCTGATGTCATCCCAAAACGAAGAGGCATATTGACGCCATATCCAATGAGAAAACCTGTTCTCCGTTTGTTTCCCCTCATACCCCCTGTATTGCAGAAGATCGGCAGGTATCCCACGCTCCCCTGCATAACTGTGCAGACCTGTCGGATGTGAGACTGGCACCTTGTTTTGCCCTGTGCGCCTGAATATGAGCAGGTAGTCTGCCGATGCCACACCGCATAGCGTCGAGTCCTCGACGAGCGTCCGGTGTGCCAGGTTTTTCTGCATTGTCCGGTTTCTGACTTCGAGAGGTTCTTTCCAGATAGCGTGGCGGGCGATGTATCTGAACCCGGCCTTTTCGTGTAGTCGGATGATGTCGCCAGGGAAGTCTAGAAGATAGTCGCAGCCGCTGTTGCTGGTCGGCACATCCATGCAATGAACGGCGGTAATGCGCCCTGGCATTGTCAGACGAAACAACTCGTTAACGACGAAGGCGTAGTGGTCGAAAAACTGGTCGTAGCTGTCGCAATTCGACAAGTCTTTCTCGCTTGACGAATAGTTGTACAGACCTCCGAACGGTGGCGAATAGATTGATAGGTGGACACTCTCAGCCTTCATCTGCTGCATACCTTCGATGCAGTCGCCGTTGTATATGGCATAATCACCAGTAATCATCTGATCTTTTACAGCCATGTCGGTTCCCCCATTGGTTTAGTGTATTCGTTCGATCTTTCAATGCTAATGGCGTGGTTCATCTCTTCGACCAACCGTGTAAACATCTGCTCTGACTGATCTGCTTTGCGTCGGAGGTTTTTGATTACTCTGCCCTCTCCCTCGGTCGTTACAACGTCAACATTGACCTCTCGTTTTTGACCAAAGCGCCAACACCGACGAACCCCTTGGTAATACTGTTCGAAAGAGTGCGAAGGGAAAAAAGTCATGTGGTTACAATGTTGGAAATTAAGCCCCCATGCGCCGATGCTTGGCTTTGTCACTAGAACCCTCGCCTGCCCTTTGGCAAATGCCAGTAACTTTTCCTCTTTCGCATCGTCGCTGTCTTTCCCACTCACCTGGATTGCGTCTGGTATCATCTTTTCGAGCAAGTCGCCTTCGTCGTTAAGGTGGCACCAGGCCAGCGCCGGCTGATCGTGGTCAACAAGATCGGCAACCATTTCACAGCGTTCCTCAATAGTCCTGCGCCGTTCTTCTCGCTGTTCTCGAAGATCCGTTGCCGGCAATGCAAACAACATCCCTTCGGCCAGGTGTTTCGCTATCACCACATGCTCGCGCTCATTCTTGGCCGGCAAGATGAAGTCGCGATCATCAAACCCAATATCAGAAGGCTTTCTAACCGCCCTCGCCCATGAGCAAACCCACCGCCAAAAGGGTGTCTCGGCATGACCCTTGAGACGCCACTTGACTTGCTCGCCACGGAACCGCCCGACCTTTGAGTTGTTCTGGTCGTTCTTGAAAAACTTGTTGAGCATGTCCATGCTGCCGAGATACCCAAGCGCCTCGCTTGACGTGCCTAGTTCAATAAAATCATTCGGTGATGGCGTGGCAGTCGCCAGGAGTCGATAGGGCATCTTCCGCATAAATGCGGTAATTTCAGACCGCGTTTTGCCGTTGTAAGATTTGAGGATTGATGACTCGTCGCAGACACACCCGGCGAAGTCGTTAGGAGAGAATTTGTGTAGCTGTTCGTAGTTGGTGACAATGATCTTGCCGTTAAGCCGACCGTCCCTTGACCTGTTGGCCTCAATGCCAAACTTTTCAGCCTCGTGGCATGTCTGACCAGATACGGCGATTGGTGTCAGGATCAGAACCCGCCCATTGGTTTCCCTGGCGACGTTCTCGGCCCAGACAAGCTGCATCGGCGTTTTGCCCAAGCCGCAGTCTGCGAAGATAGCTGACCGGCCACGACGCACCGCCAAGTCAACGAGGTGCGATTGAAAGTCAAACAGGTAGCCAGGCATGAACGATGGTACAAACCCGTTCTCACATCCTGCCTGTGTCTTTATGTCGAGAAACTTCTGGTAATCGACTGCCGTGTTCATTTCGACACCTGCGCGTCCATGTAGTAGGTTTTGTAACGTCCCCCACTCTTCGACTTCAGCCAAAGGTCTTTGATGTCATAACCAGCGCGGCGCAGTTCCCCGATCCGCTGTGACAAGGCGCAGATTTCAAGCCTCTGGATGCTGACGAGAGGCGTGATTTCGTTGCCTTCCTGTAGGTGTTGCAGCACTTTCATTGCTGATGGTTTCATGTCTATCCCCCGATAGTGTTGTCCTGCATCT